AAGTGGTTATTTAAATGCTAAAATCCTGCAACACCTGCCGACACGATCCAAAAAGTTGTAAGTTTCAAAACTATAACGATAAATGTAACGGTCACCAGCAAATTAGCATCGATGAAAAGAAAAAAGAATTACACCGTTTGATAGTTTCAGGCGGTGATTATTCTAAACTTCAAAAAGAAATCAATTATTTTGAATGGGGTATTAATTAATTTCGTACTTTTGAAGCATGAGTTTATTAGAGTTGTCAAAAAAAGATAGTTACTGGAGGTCAATTGCACTTAAAATATGCCGTAATAAATTCATGGCGGATGACATAGTACAAGAAATGTATCTTAAACTATGCAACAACGATAAAGATAAAAATGATTTTTATGTGATAATTGTAATGCGAAATATATTTCTTGATACGATTAAAAAAGATAAAATGTTTTTGGATGTAGATAATTATGATTTTAAAGACACCGATATAACATTTGAAATTGACGACAACGAAAAGGAATTGATTGAAAGTTTGAAATGGTATGAAAAGGAATTAATAGAAATGAGTTACGATAAATCATTTCACGAAATCCAAAGAGAATTAAATATAAATTACCAATTTGTTAGAAGGATATTAAATAAAACTAAAACTAAATGGCAAGACCAAAAAAACAAAAGGGATTAGGAGATACTATTGAAGCGGTATTAACTACAACAGGAATAAAGAAAATATTTGAAATATTTGTTGATGGTGAAGATTGCGGATGTAATGAACGAAAAGAAAAGTTAAATGAGTTGTTTCCTTATCGATTTAAGGCACGATGTTTGACAGAGTTAGAATATAACAGTTGGAAAGATTTTAAAGAGGTTAGAACCTTAAAAATAAGTTGGGCGCAGATTGTTTATGTTTGCGATTTATACGCAAGTGTATTCAGTCGACAAACTTGGTATCCTTGCTCAGGGTGTAGCCCTAAACCATTAATTAACATGATTGATAAACTAGATAAAGTATTTGACGCTTATGAAAACTAAATTTTTATTATTGCTTTTTGTAATCCTATCGGGATGCTCAGCAAGTGACGACAGTAGAGTGACAGGAACGGAATGTGATTGCGTTGAAGAGTTTTATTTACGACGTCCTTATGTAGGCGGTGGAGGTTTTACTTATGAGTTTATATTTAGCAACCCGATTGAATTTGATTGCATAAATAATGAGTTTGGATATTACTACCCAGTTAGTAATTTGAATTACAATTATGCAAAAGTTAATTGTGAATAATTAATTAATTAATTTATATTAATTATGAAAGATAAAAGAACTGACAACGGAGGGCATAGTACAAAAGCTGTAAGACCTGATGATAAAAGATTGATGACCAAATCAGAATTGCAAGATGCTTATGAAAATCTTAAACCATTTTTACCAGAGGCGATACTTCAATTAGAAACAGCAATTAAAGCAGGTGAAAGATGGGCGGTTGAATTATGGTTTAAATACTATTTTGGGATGCCTAAACAAACAGTAGATAACAATACTAATTTAACGGTTAGTGATTTTAATTTAAAAGAAGTATTAAAATTTGATAACCTTAAATAACAAATACAGCCCGTTGTTTGTAAACGATACCCGATATTTTATAATTACAGGCGGTCGAGGTTCAAGTAAGTCTTTCGGGGTTGGCACATTTGCTAACCTCTTATCGTTTGAGGCAGGTCATAGAATTTTGTTTACAAGACAAACAATGACCTCAGCGCATTTATCAATCATTCCAGAGTTTCAAGAAAAGATTGATTTGATGGAATTGAATAATAGCTTTGAGGTTAATAAGTCAGAAATAAAAAACAAACAATCAGGGAGCGAAATAATATTTAGAGGGATTAAAACATCAAGTGGTGACCAAACTGCAAACCTTAAATCGTTGCAAGGTGTTACGACTTGGATACTTGACGAAGCTGAAGAACTGATTGATGAAACTACATTCGATAAAATTAACTTATCTATTCGACAAAAAGGAAAACAAAACCGAATTGTTTTAATTCTTAATCCTGCAACTAAAGAGCATTGGATTTATAAACGCTTCTTTGAAAGTAAAGGAGTGCAAGAAGGTTTTAACGGTATCAAAGACGATGTAACGTATATTCACACAACCTATCAAGATAATATTGAAAACTTAGACAGTTCTTTTATTGATGAAATTGAACGTATTAAAATATCAAACCCTAAAAAATATCAACACGTTATTTTAGGCGGTTGGTTAGACAAAGCGGAGGGAGTTGTTTTTACAAATTGGAAGTTTGGAGAGTTCAATCCTGAGGGGTTACAAACTTCTTACGGGCAGGATTTCGGGTATAGTATTGATCCAACAACTTTAACGGAAGTAGCTATTGACAAAAAGAAAAAGATTATCTATGTCAAAGAATGTTACTATAAAATCAAACTTACATCAACCGAGATTTATACTTTAAATAACTCTTATGCACAACGTAAATTAATTATTGGAGATAATGCGGAGGGAAGGCTAATTGATGAGTTAAGAGCAAAAGGAAACAATATTGTAAGATGCGATAAACCACCGATTGAGTTCGGGGTTTCTATTATGCAAGATTATGAAATAATCGTTGAGCCAAACAGTCACAACATATCCAAAGAACTAAACAATTATGTTTATTTAGATAAAGGCAGTAAGTTATATTTGGATAATTGGAATCATAGTATTGATGGAATACGTTACAATATCGTTTATCATTTAGGTCGAAACTTTGGTATATCAATTCGATAACCATGTCACAAAAACAAACTTTTTAAGTTATATAAGTATGAAGATTAAATTGCCAGAGCATAACGGAGATATTACATTATTGCAGTATCAAAAATACTACGAGCTTTTGCAACGTGAAGGGCTAGATGAGTTTCAGATAAATCAAAGGAAAGTTCAAATATTCACGGGGATAAAACCTAATGAATTTAATTTGATTACTCAAAAGGATATTGAAGAAATGCTAAAACAAATAGATTTAGCTTTAGAAAGTACTATTGAATTTGTAAGTACATTTAAAGTTGATAATGTTGAATTTGGTTTCATTCCTAACTTTGATAAAATTACGGGTGCTGAGTATTTCGATTTAAGTAAATACGGAAATGATGTTGAAACATTACACAATTTAATGGCGATATTATTTAGACCGATTAAAAATAAGGATGTGTTCGGTAACTATTCAATCACGAATTATAACGGTACAAGTGAACGGGCCGAGATAATGAAATTAACACCAATGAATGCCGTAAATGGTGCGCTGTTTTTTTTTGTGAATTTACGAAAAGAATTGTTGAGTTATACCCTGAGATATATGGAGGAGGAACAAGCGAAGGAAAACAAGCGTCAGACTATTTCGAAAAGTGGGGATGGTATGCAACCATTGATGAATTAGCAAAGGGGGATATTTTAAAAAAGGAAAAGGTATTGCAATTAAATGTACACGAAATTCATTTGCACCTTGCTCACAAATTAGATAAACAGAAATTAAAAGCATCGATAATGAAAAGAAACAACGATAAAAATATCCAATTATAATGAACCAGTACACCGAACTTTTATACTACGTTAAAGAATTAGCCGAGGCAGATACTTTAGTCAATACAGTTACTAAAGGGGATTTCAATTTACTTGATTTAGATAAGGCAAATATATTCCCATTAGTTCACATCAATATTACGGATGCAGGATTTTCAAACGGGCAAACTGTTAAATTTGGAATGCAAATCGGGTGCTTTGATATTCGGGATGTAAACAAAGAAATTAGAACAGATAAATTCTGGGAACAAGATAACGAGGTTGATAATCACAATCTAACCTTAGCGGTTTTAAACAGAATGTGGTTAAAAATGTACACCGATTTCGAAAAGAATAACATAACATCAAGTGAAAACCCAACATTAGAAATACAATCATTTGTTAGGACTAATTTATTAGACGGTTGGATATTGACGTTTGAAGTTGAAATGCCAAATACAACAATATCGCTTTGTGAAGGAAAGTAAAACATATCTTGATAACTTTGGAAAGTTTATTGTACAACAATCCAAATCAAACCTAACTAAGAAAGGCAAAAAGGATAGGGGTGACCTTTACAATTCGATAAGTTATGATTTAACAGTTTCAAAGAATAGCTTTCAATTATCGTTTTTAATGACTGATTACGGTGAGTTTGTAGATAAGGGAGTAAAAGGGGTTAAGAGTTCCGCAAAAGCACCGAATAGCCCGTTTAAATTTGGAACAGGAACGGGCAAAAGTGGAGGTTTAACAAGTGGCATTAACGGATGGGTACAAAGAAAAAGAATACAGTTTAAAGATAGGGGGAATGGTAGGTTTATGACATACAAACAAACCGCTTTTTTAATTCGTAATTCGATTTGGAATAAAGGATTGAAAACAACTGATTTCTTTTCACGCCCTTTTGAATTAGCATTTAAGAAGTTGCCAGATGAATTGATTGAAGCATATTCATTAGAAGTAGAAAATTTATTAAAATATACATTAAAATGATAAAAAGTTTATCGCCTTACAATTTAACAATACCATTTGTCGCACCATTTAGCGGTTTAACGTGTACTGAATTTCAATTGGAGATATTTGTTTGGAACGGATCTAAATCCACACCACCGATTACACCGAGTTATGAAAAGACAATAGCAAATCCAACAGCATCGATTGGAAACGCTAAAGTAAACATAGCAAGATTAGTGAATGACTTTATAGATTTTACACCTTACGATACTTTAGTAACTGAATTAGTAAATGGTAATAATCAGCAATGGGTTAAGACGCAGGTAAAATATACAACATCAAATGTTACGGATTTATTGCCACAAGAAATAAATGTTGATTTAATGGTGAAGGGGTATAGTTATGGAATGGATGGGGCAAATGCGCAACCGCCAACGAATAACATATTTTTATCTGGAATTGAATTTAAAGTACAAAGAAACGGTTATTTCGTTTTACCTATTTTAATTCAAGAAACAGTTACACCTTTAGCAACATTAGCAATAACATTAATTGCAGAAGATGTAGCTCCATTTTATGATATAACCTATACTGAAACTGGAACACATGATGAAATATATTATCGTTATAGATTGCAACCTGAAACATTTTGGACTGTTGGAGATGTTTTTTTAGGAGCGTCACCTTTTGCGGTTGAACTTCCTGCAACATTAGGAACTTACGATGTGCAAATATTTACCTTTGATACAATTAACAATGTTAATGTTTATTCAAACATTTACGAATTTATAATTACATAATGGCAATAACAATCATATCTTATCCTGACAATCAAATAAACGAAAGTATCGTTGAGCCTACATCATTACTATCAAATGAAATGGTGCAAAATGTATGGGTTAATGTAGCGGAAGCCACAACAGATACTTACATCGAGATTGTATTTAATGGCGTTACAACTACATTATTAATAACGGATGAATGTAGATACACTCCTATTGACATTTGTTTTCAAAATAAAGAAGGTGCTTTGCAATTCATGACGTTTTTCAAAGCAAGGACGGATAGTTTAAGCGTAACAAATGAAGAGTTTGAGGGAGATAGAGGGCAACCTTTAGACGGCAATCACCAATACGTTAAATTTAATGTGCAAGGTAAAAGCAAATTCAAAGTTAATAGCGGTT